AAGAAACGCTCATAGAATCAACATCAGCTTCTCTAGGTCTAACTAGATCTGCTGGTTTCTTAGGCTTATAATTTTCTCTTGCCATTTTTTCTCCTGAAATATGGGTGGCTTTTACCCCACCCATAACTTACTTACACAAATAATCTATCTAACTTTGTATGTTTCGTAAAACAACAATCTACGGTCAATTTCTTGATCACGCTTAGATTTCTTATCAAAATTCGCTGGCTTACCCAAAATAGCATAAGCTATCTTTTTTGCCTTACCAGCTGGCCTAATCATAGCTGCCATTTTAATTCCTAATATAATTAAACTTTTTTCGGGTAAAAGTGAGCTTTGCGCTGTGAATCATCATAATCCATTTGTCCATCAACACCACGAATTGTATCTTCAAGTACTTCAGGCATATATGGTCCAGTGCGAGGATACGGCTTAATCATAACCTCTTGTGGAAGGTTAGCGATGGCATGCCAATTCTCATGTATCATGCCTGAATCTTCAAGTTCCTGTCTTCTGCGCGGCTCCATACCTGCGTACATTTCAGCGCTTGTTAATCCATGGCGATACATACCTCTTTCACCGCGATCTCTATCATGCTTCATTTCATCATTAAAATGATCTGCGTGATGATTGACCGATTTATTACCACTTGAGTAATGTCTTTTCTTTGCCATTGTTGGCCTTTCGTAGAAACTGCTCCTAAGAGCAAGGGTTACCCTCTATCTACCGCTGCCGAATTGTTCGGAGTTGGCTGAGGTATATTTTGTGGCGCACTAGCCTGTATTTGCGCTTCAGGATTTAGTGCGGCCTCATTAGCTTTTATTAAATGCGATAATTCTATAAGCTTTCGAACAGATGATATATCAATATCTTCGATTTCCTTTAATGCTTTAACCATATCCAAGAAGCCCGATTCATGATCTTTTATTGCAGCTGCTCTGCGCTCTACTGCCAATGCTTTATTCTCTTCAACCCTACTATAGCGCTCAACACCCAATCCTTCGTCCGCCGTAGCCCTAGCCTTAGCTAGATCAATGCGTGATTGAAGTTCAGCCATTTGTAATTGTTGTTGTTGTTGTTGCATTTGCTCTTGTTGCTGTTGTTTCTTTTGGATAACTTCAATGAGCTTCTTCTTATCTTGAATAGTTGCAGCTTCCAATAAGTATTCATCCGGAATGGGAACTCCAGCTTCAGTTCTAAGTTGTAATACTTGAGCAAAATTCATCTGCTTCTGGGTATCAGTATTTAAACCCTCAGAAACAACAATATTATATTTACCAAAAGCCTTGTTATAAAACTGCGGCGCTGGCTCTTGGCCTTCTAAAATATTCTTTATCTTTCCTGGAGTGAAGTTAGCTTGAATTAAATCCAGCATTATTTCACCAATAAGCTTCTGTGATAAATCCAATTGGTCAAATAATTTCTGTAAAGTAGTAATAGAAGCAGACATTTTCAATGCAGCATGGTATCCAGATAGTGTTTCCTTGTTATCCATAGCAAGCATTTCATCAGAGACACATGATATTTCCTGTATCTCGCGAGCTAATATATTTGATAGTTCTATTGTTGATTGTGGAATTTGTGGAGATTGTATTTGTTGAACATCGGTCATATTGGCTTCTGTTTTGATAGATAGAACTCTACCTTGACCAGAAAGATCCCATGCATCCTTTGGATTAACCAGAGAGTTTTCCTTGATAATCCAACCAGAGTTGACTTGAGATTCTAAGATATCTAATTCAATTGCCTTGCGTCTATTATATAGGAACTGAGCATCTCTAAGCCCGCGCACAACGCCCTGTATTCTTTGTGGGAAATACGGCATCTCTGGTGTGTAATAAGTTAATATTGGCACCAAAGGATATCTATCAATTCCCATTGGGTTTCCAGCATCATAGAAAACTTTGCCTTGAATAACGATAGCGAGTTTCACTGTTGGTATATCTTGTTCTATCATACTCACTTGTGGATAAGTCTTTAAGAATTGCTGTAAGCGCTCATCATTATCAACTTTCCAGTCAAATGTCTCACCAGTCTCAGCGTCTACCAACATCTTTTGTTTTCTAAAATCTCTATACCAGTAGTTGTCATAAGTTAGTAGATTATTGTAGGAGTAGGAGTAGCTTTCAGGCATGAATTGGAACTTACCATCTCTAGCCATGCCGCTATCATTACCCTGTAATCCCAGTATTTCATCAGTTCTATCCGGCATTAAAGATATAATTTCCTTTTTTGTTAAGAAACTACGCTTCCAGATAAAATTACAATCTGACATATCAGCTTTTCTAAAATATGGATCTACCAGAAAGCCATTATATGGAACTTTGTCGGCCCTAATGTTTCCATTAACTGGATCATTTCTATAATCCATCCATAATTCAACAAAGCTCATTCCAGTGATTAATGAACTCTCAAAGGCATCAGATATTGTATGGAGTATATTATCGCGCTCGCAGGCCCACATCAATACTTTTGTTAATTGATCAGAGGTTTCATTGTCAGCATTTTCTCTAGGAGTAGTAGTAATAGACTTTCTATTTTTGCGCTGATGTCCAGTCATAACATTTATATTACGGCGGATACGATTGAATCCAAATTGCCTGCGTCTATTGGCTGGAAGATTGCCATAAAGATCATTCCATAGTGTTTGATCTCCACTATAGAATCTTAAATCAGTATCGGCCTCAGACCAATAAGATTGATTGATTGTTATACCCTCAGCGTATGCAGCTTCCATGCGTGCTAGTAGGGGTTTATCGCGCTCTGAATAGTATGTTGGGCCTAGGGCTGGGAATATAATACTCTCTCCTTCACTAGTTACATTTTTTATCTAGTCTAGGACTACAAAGATATCATATCAAGAAGATTATATTTTAACACCCACAAAAGCAGCCTAAGCAAAGGCCCATTATTTCATTTTCATCAAAGAATATAAAAGTAGCTAAATTACTACAACAAAGACAGGTAACTAAATTCTCATCCTCGATATAAAAATCATCAATCACAACATCTTCGTCATAATCATAGTGAAAAGATATTGTATTGGAAATATTTAACAACAAAAGAGATAGTAAAAGTTTTTTAAACATAAATCACCTGTAAAGATATAGATTAACATATATATTTTATCTATTTTTACAGATATAATCCATCTATTTTTTATAACTTTCTAAACATATTTGTTGCCATTTATAAACGCGCATTTTTCTAAGTTGTTTTTGGGTCATTTTAAGATATTGCTTGATTAGTATTCTAAGTTCTTCTTGGTTTTCTTCAAGCTGTCTAATTTGATGTTCAATTCGCTCATGGCTCGTCATCATGATACTATCTCCTCTTTATTATTTCTAATATTCTCTTGAATAGTAACTAAATCGTTTAAGAAGTGCTTATACTGTTCATCATCAAGCATCTTCTTCATTATCTTTTTGTAGTCACTAATAGTCATACTCACCCTAGTAATAGTTTTTGGATTTTTACTATGTGCGCCTGTAGTTTCAAATAATATAGAATGCTGAATGAATTTAGACATATTTACCTTATTACATAAAAATTTGCTAGTATAATGATTCTTATTTTCAAAATTACTACATTATGAAAACAATGTATTTACTTATTTTTATTTTTGGAGATAAGGTTAATATAATCACGAATGAGGACAGAAAGATATAAGACAGTAGGGAAGAGAAGAACCTCATTCGTGATCATACATAGATAACCAATGTGAGTATATAATTAATTAGTAATTTGGTAAATCATTTCTAAAGAACTGTGGCATATTTTGTTCGCCATAAATAGCCTCTCTCTTCATCTTATCAAAATCATTTGATGACATAGAATCTTTTGTCTTAGGTAAAGCTATACATAAGTATCTCATTGCGTCACTATTGCTAACAATTGCGCCATTTGCTAAAGAAAAATGTCCAGATATTGGCACATTAATACACCACACTTCATGCATTCCCTCTAGTTTTTCTATTTTTTCTACCATAAGATGCTTTGCAGTTTGGGTGGCAGAACTTTTGGGAATTATTTTTTCTTTGCAAAAGCATAGCTTGCTTTCCACAGAACAAACATTCTCCAATGATTCTAATTTGTTTTTCCCAACTTTTAATTCGGATTGCATGTTCACTGTGCCATCTTCTTCCAGCTTCACTTCCATGCCATTTAATAGCGGCCTCTCTTGCCTTTTGGCTGAATCCCTTGTTATTTGGTTTAGGCATTTTTCTATGCTCTCTGGCAGGAAAGCAAACAAGGTTTGAAAGCTTGTTGTTATCTGTGTTACTATCTTTGTGATGAATGTGGCAATCTGTCGGAATATTACCATAGGCTGAACTCCAGACTTCACGGTGTAACCTTGATCCGAAAGTTCTGTTATAGTATTTTGTTCCTCGATTTTTATATATTTTGTTATTAAATGTTTGCGTTGAAACATGTTCGACGATAGGATCTGCGATCCGGATTTCAGGTTCTCTGCAGATATCCATCCTGACTCCGTCAAGAATAAATGATCCGGCGTACATCTCACTTTTACACCATCTACAAAAACCACCTGAACTAAGTTCGCATTCTTTCTCATGCTCTTTGAGCCTATGCACTTTTCCCATCCATTCGCAGTAAGAATCTCTTCATTATCCCTAATACTTATTATAGGACGCATCCCGCTACGCGTCAATACCATTGTATCATGGGCAAAGCAAAAATGGCTAAATTTATCGTGTAGTGGATGCGGCTTGTATATTTGTTTTTTGGAATCCCATTCTTGCCTATAGTTTTCAAGAGCCTTGATTAATGGCTTGCAATTGTTTTTGTCTATCCAGACTTTATCTAGAGTGGATCTAACAGCCTCAATTCCGTCCACTATTGAAAGATCTGGCGCTATTGTGAAGTCTATGCCTAACTGCCTAGCTTTCTCAATCCTGGTCAGTCCTGATCCCCATTCTTGAACCTTTACGTCATGTGGTGCTATGAATTTACCATAAAGGTAAGGTTTATTGCGAATTACTTGTACATAGTGCTCAAGTCCAACTTTAGAATTCTCATATGTATCAATTATTCTTATTGTTTGACCTATATTCTGAAAGAATATAAGACATGTCGAATCTCTCACACCGATATCTATAGCCACATGAACTTTAAACGCTGACTCCCAGTTAACATCTCCAATTTGATTTTTAACTCGCATTTTATCGATATATTTAGCATAATATGCACCTTCAACACCCATATCAAAACTGGTATAAAACTCCTGCATAGCAAAGTCTTCAGATATTAGACCCTCAGATATCTCTTTTTGTATTTGATGTGGTGTTATATGATCTGTGTCTAGAATTGTTAATTTAGATGCGAACCAATTCTCTGGATTATTAATTGCTATTTGATAGAGCTCCCATAAATGATTCTTGCCACGAGGCGTTGAAATAAACAATGACCAACCATCATTGCCAAGTAGAATAGGGCGTAGGAATTTATATGCTTGTGGATCTTGTAAGGCATACTCAGAGAATATAATCCCAATTGGATTAGAACCCATAAGTGAATCTATGTTATCACTCCCGACCAATTGGATTAAAGATCCATTGGTTAATGTGATTTTCATTTGTTGACTATTAGATGATTGTATTAATTCTTGTGGAATGTAATCAAGAAATCTCACACCTTCAGTTGTAATGGAATCCCATATTACTTTGCGAGCTTGAGAATATTCTGGGAAGACATAATAATATACACCTATCTTGCGTAGAGCTTGCCTTAATAATAGATTAAAAGCACAAACGTCTTTGCCTGCTCTGCGGGGCCAAATACACAGTAGGCGCTTATATTTACCAGATTCTAATGCATGACAAAGTGGGAGCTGGTATGGCCTTGGATGGAAGCGATTAAGATGTATTTTTGTTTCAATCTTCATTTATCATCGCATTTATAATGATTACAAAGTTTAATCTGATAAGTTATATCCCTAATATAATCTACAAAATCCGTATATTTTACATAAAGCATTGATTTATGACAACCAATACACATCTTACTTAATAGATATTTTATTAATTCTTCTTGAAACTCAATCTCAGTCCTAAAATAGAATTCCTCGGGAAAGGCGCAGATATCAAATCTATCCATATCAATAACTGGATGGATCTTGGTTTCAATCTTCATGTATAGATATCCTAGAAATATATTGGCCTAAGGATTTATATAATCTTGTTAGACATGTAGTCAACTTATCATCATGATCTAGGAAATTTCTAGTGCATTTATATGAATTAAATATTTTAGCGATTCGCATAGGTCTTTTAAATTCTTCAAAATATAAAAACTCTAATTCTATTTCACACGTGCGACAAAAATTTCTTTCCAATGCGCTTTCTTTCTTTAAGATGTATCTTTGTTTTGATCTTCATTCATATCGCCTATAGCAACTATAATCAAAATCTTCTTCATATGCCCAGAGTTCAACTTCTTCAGAATCATACTCACAATTACTATCATATCTCTCAATATAGAAACATCCATGAGAATAGTATCCGTATCTATATAAATACTCATTGAATTGAATAAACATAAGCATTTTATGTTTATCTGGCTTTACTTCAGAAAGCTTGTTCCACTTCATATACATCCTTGTTTTAATCTTTATTATTACTTGCCCAATGAATTAATATTGTTTCAATTTTCATTCCACTATCTCAAGGCAACAAAAAGATTTATCGGGAAATTCACTTGGTTTATGTCGCCCCAAAACTTCATCCATAATCCAATGGTAACATTTAACACACGATTCAAATATATCGCATTTTATATTTATTTTTTTTTCTATATTAATAATTATCTCCTATCTTCTTCTCCAGCCATTTTTCCACATTAAATATAATAAAATCGGGGAGCAAAATATCAACATTAAACAAAATTGATCATTATTCATATTATATCCTATTAAACTCGGAGGTATTTACTACTCCTAGTAGTCTCCTAGTTACTTTTATTATCTTACGTCATGCTCTGCGCAAAATAATTTAACTAATAACTATTAGTTAAATTATGAGAAATGATAAAAAATCATACAGGAATAACTATCTTCAGAGCCAGCATAATGTATTGAATCTATTTTTTTATATTTGTATCCATAACATGAGCCGTCATCTCTTAAAAGTTCCCTATATGTATCTTTTAAGAACTCGGCGATCATATTTTCTAAAGACTTGCTATCGCTATGTGTAAAAATTTTAACTTCCATATAATTTCCTAATATAAAATTGGTTATCTATTTATCTTTCTTAACAACATGCGCAGTATATTTAGAGCCATCACCAAAAGATCTACTTAATGCCTCAGCGGTTAGTTGAGCAAAACAATTAAAACATACATCCGAATTTTTATTAGTTGGAATTAATTGTTCTGAAGCGTCATTACATCTAGGACAAGTCATATTATATCCTATTAACAACACTTTTTAAATTACCATCAATCTTTCTTTGCCTTAAAGAGCATGAATTACAACTTTTAGTGCGCTCGGTCTTTAATAATGATTGAGTTCTCCATCCAGTTCTACCACATTCACATTTAACAGGATAACTAAATTGAGATCGCTCCCATCGAGGATCTCCAGTTATAATCCATTTACCAAACTTATCACCAATGTTATAAATTGCATCAGGCATTATTTTCCCTTAAAGAATTCGTATTTATCACATCCACAATCATCTGTCATTGTAAGTGTGATATTATTATGGAATTTCTTGTTAATTTGTTGAGCAACCCTAACGGCCATATCAAATGATTTATATTTTGTATGCGCAGTGATAATTAATCCACTAAAATCAATATAAGAGTGATTAAATAAGTCCAGATTGCCATCGAATAACTCATCTATACAATTCTTGCGTATATATTTAAGCATATCTTCAAGTTCAATAGACTTAAGAGCTTTAGCATTCCACAAATCTATAATGAAATTAAATTGAGATCTTTTAGCTTCGCACATTATTTATCCTTAAAATACTTCAATGATCTAATTTGCAACTCATCTTCAGATAAGCCTTGAATAGATGATATAAAATCATATAATTCTTTTGATTCTAATATCGGACTATCAGTCATTTTGTTATTATGCACAAATAATTCAAAATCATCTTCAACTTCATTCTTTTTATCCCAATCAATACCATGATAATACTTATGATTTACCAAATCATATTCGTCACACTTTTGAACAAAACTTATATCGCATGAGAATTTTTCATATATATTATCTGCAAGATCTGAATACGGCTCCAAACAAACATTCTTTAATGAAGCAACTATCACAAGTTTATTATTAAATATAGTAGTGTAATCATTAATTGAATTGTAAAATAAATCATCATATGAGTTAATAAAATCTATTATTTCATTAAGATTTATTCCTTTGCCGCTCTTCCAATTAAAGTTATCAATAATAAAATAATGATTCGACCGCGTGCCCATTATTTATCCTCAAGCTCAGAAAACTTTTCCATAATAACGACTTGCCTTGTATTTTGACCTGAGTCTTTCTTGATGTCTTCATGTTCTTTTAAAAGAGATATCCATTCAGGATCATACCTATTCATATCCTTAAAGGCTGCCGTTGTATTAAATTCATTCTTTAATGCCCCAATTCTACGCCTTGCGCCAATTCTGCGCTTGGCCTCAGCGTAATGCAGTGCTATATCTGGATATCTACTAACCATTGAAATAAGACTTGAATAGGTTATAGTGTATTCGTCACAGAATTGCTGCACCTCTAATGACTCAGGTTTCAATGACCACAAATGCAATGTATAACAAAGCCTCTTTCTCCAACCATCTTTTTCTGGGAATAGTCTAAATGAGTCGTCCGATAGGTATTGAAAGAGCGTCTCAGAATTCGACAGTTCTCTAATAGTCGAGCTATCATTAGTCTTTTTTACTTTATTTTCTATTTTAGATTTACTTTGTGGCTTTTTCATGTATTCCTAAAATTTATCAGACTCAGATATTGTTATTAATTTTATAAACATTTATCAAATCAACTATGTGTTTCAGTGAAAATTGCTGTCTCTCTTCGAACTCAAATCTAAAATATCTATATGTATTAAAATCTAAAAGATCTCTTAATATACGCAGATTGATTTTTAATTCTTCAGCATCTCTAATCTCCCATTGTTCTTTACGATCTTTCATCATCAGATCGATCTGGGCAGTTCTTCTGTCTCTTTCTTCTTGTGAAAGAGCGTCCCATTTAGCTATGGAATCACTAAAATCAACAGTACAATCTGTTATTTCCATCTTGCCAGTTTTAATATCATCCATAGTTTCCTTAAAGCTGTATCAACCTAAAAACAGTCTTGCCTTCATTGGCCCAAATCTTGCGGGCATGTATATCTGATATTATTCTATCATCATTTATTAAAATTCCACAAATAGCATCTTCTAGGAACTTAATACAGTTGGATGTATCAGGAACTTGTGTGTGTGGCGTATTGCGCATTTTGTCCCATTGTTTCTTTTTACTTAAAGGCATAGAAAAGTAGAAAGTAGCCTCTAAAAGCAAGGGGCCTTCATACACTCCCCCTTTATGCTGTTTCTTAACGCACAGACCAAATAATAGCTTTAATTGTTTTTGAGAATCATACATACATCTACGTCCTGGCACTGCGCGCGCCCAAGCAATTGGCTTTCCGGGAATCTCATAAACTCTTAATTCTGTCATTAATGAATCTCGCCTTGAAATTGATCTAGTGTAGAAGCATCAAAATTATCAGACACTGGATCGGGCTGCAACTTACGTTTGGCATCTAAATCATTTAATATCTCTAAATCCTTAGCAAGCGCCTTAGTTAGTTCTTTTATCTTTGCATGGGCCATTTTAATAGTTTGTTCCCTAAAACTGGGCTGTGTTTCAGTCTCAACATTATCAAGTATCCACTTCCACTTATTTAATTCACTAGATTCTCGGTCCATTTTCAAATACAATACACGATAATCCTTTTCTGCTTGGCATATACCGTCCGAAGAATTATCGTTTCGCAGCGTTCGATTTTCGTTGAGTTGTGTTTTATATTTTATTTCCATGGTATTTCTTTGCTTTAAATGTCCGTATTCAAAATCTAATTCAGAAGACTCGAAAGGTGTAAGTTTACGCTCTGTTATTAATTGTTCAAGCGCTTGTATCTTAGCTTTACCTATAGATATCATCTTTTTCACCCTTTCTAGTTTTTCTTTAAGTTCTTTATCGGGATCAACTGCGACATCTTTTAGTATTTCAATTTTTCTCTTTAAATCTACGCTACTTTCTACTTTACTACTCAATTCCAACACTTCGCTATTCTTATCTACTCCTACTCTTTCTATTTCCCTGAAATAACTACTCCAATCTATTGCTATTCTATTAGCCTGGATATATTTACGTATTTCACTACAAATAAATCTAGCTGGTCCCTTAATGCCACTACTAGATTTAAAGTTATTTAAAGCAAACTCTACTGCTACCTCGGGCATATATTTAAAATATATCTCTCCGTGAGTAGTTAGTTTAATATTGTATTTATTGAAAATCTCATTATTCATGTTTGTCTCCTTAATTTTGTGTCGTATAATTCTACTACGTGGAGTAGATTGTGTTTTAGTACTGAAGTTAGTAGATAGTAGATTACTAGTATTAGTAGAATTAATAGTAGTAAGAGTAGTAGTAGTAGTTAATAATAGAGTAGTAATATTAATATTAACGTAGGACATTTTCTTATCGTAGGTTTTATCTATCGAAAAAATATTATTATTTTCTATTGTAAATTGATTGGCATCAAAGCAGCTAGTTACTTGGAACTTAGTTATTACACCATCGTTATGGAATTTGTTAGTAGCGCGCATAACAGTCTTAGTGCTGCATTTAGTCGCTCTAGATATTTCAGCATAATATTGTTTAAATACTCCGCGGGGCCTAAAACGAAGTAAGTAAGCAAATATTCTCTGTTGTGCAGGAGTAAGTCTCAATATGTAGTTTGAAGGCACATATTCATCAATATTTGTATTGTTGTATTTTGAAATAAAGTGCTTAGATAAAGCATTATTTGCAATAACTTGACATGAATTACCATAAATGGCATATTGGTTATATATATTTGACATCAGTTATACTTTCGGGTGCATTTTCGGCATATTTGTCGCATTTTGACATCAATACAAACCTCCTTGCGAATCTCCTTTTGTCGTATGGTTTTGATACTTGATTCATTTATTCTTCCTTTTCATTAGTCTTTTGGTAGCTGACTAGTGGTGTTAAAAAATTGAGACAGGCCTTCGGGTCTGTCTTTTTTATTCTGTTGTTTTTTGATTGCAAGACAATCTACTTATTTTTATACCTTTTTTTCACTCCCGTCAACATCACTTAGATATTTTCTAATTTTCCTTAAAGTTAATACATTAGGTATTCTTTTACCATCTATCATATGTAATAATGTTTGATGACCCATCCCAATTTCTTTAGCTAGCTCACGCACACTTATTAGTCTGTCCGCGCATATATTACTTAATGTCTTTTTATATTGTTGTATTAATTGTTCCATATTTTACCCCTAAAGTAATGCCATATTATTTAATTGTTATATATATTGTACCATGACAATACTTTATTGTATATAGTTGACATAAATAGGCAATGTGGTATCATTGTATATAGATAGATAACCAAATCACAGAAAGATATACGATGAATAATTTAGAATGCTTCCACTGCTATCAACAGATAGATCAAGATGATAAAATATGGGCGGTTTATACAATATTTGAGGCTTATAGCTGCAATAATTGTTATATTACAAGTTTATTAAGGGATTAACATGGAATTAGAACTATTAGAAATTGATGCGGCAGCAGACAATTTATTTAAAAAATTAGATATCGTAAATGAGTTAATAAAAGCCACAGAAAATAAACTTGAAAAAATTGGATTTGAATATGAGATATATACTAATCAAATTAATGGATCTGGTTCCTGGATATACATTGGCTGGGTATATAATCCAGATCAAAGAAAAAATAGATTATGCATTATAAATAAATCACCTACAGGAAGAAACGAAGGATCGCGTCCATTTTTAGAATGTAAATTAGATGAAAGATTGAAATATATCGAATTTATTCCTATGTTTTTAGCGGAATTTAGAAAATTTATAATAGATAAAACCCATGCTGTGGATAACGCTATATTTGGAATGGATTAATATGCGTATTAATGTATTGGAATATGACTCAAGATATGAATTAGAGATGAAATTAAATACACTATATGACTTATGTTGTGATGAAAACTCTAGATTTGATGTGCAATTTAGTACTTATTATACTTCTGGGTCAAGAGCGCCAAAGGTTATATATTGTGCATTAGTTATGTATGAGGAAAAGATATAATGGAAAATAACCAAGAATATAAGTGTATTGTTTGTGGTATTGATTTACCAGATATGAAATTTAATGAGTGCTACAAGTGTTTTAATAGATATTTTGAGGCATTAAGAGCAGTAGAGAGAAAATATGAGAATAAATAGCTATGATATAAATTTATATAGGGATCACTAATGGAATGGAATAAATTCGAAGATTGTGCTCCACCACTTAATCAATATATCTTAATTAGAAACGAAAATTCAAAAAATAATAATATATGCCCCGCAGTTTCATCATATGCGGGAAGTTTTGTATTTATTTCATGCGCTGGTTGCAGGTGGTCTATACCATCAGAGCCTTATACTCACTGGGCATTATATCCAAATGAGGGATTAATATGCTGTGAGGGTTGTGGCAGGAATTATATTTATCATTTATGTGATCCAAATTTTAATCAACATTCAAGATGTGTATCTAAGAATAGATTAACGCCATATGAACAAAAAGAACTTGAGCTAAAAAATCATGAATTGGTTATAGTTCAAGAAAGAAATGAAAATATTAGATGGTGGCTAAAAAGAATAATAATTGGAGTGGCCATTTGGTTTATTATAGAAAAGATAACATTATTTGTAGTTCCATTAATTAAAACTGAGTTAGAATTCAGATATAAGAAGAAATATATAAAAATGTATAAAGATGAACTAAAAGAAGAAATAAAAGAAATAAGTAAATTCGCAATAGATAGCACTAAAGACATAATCAGGGAGTTAAAGAAATAAATGGAAGATTTTAATGATATACTTCCCATAATTCCTCCTAAAATGCCTAAATGGCTAGAAGAATTATATGGACCCACCGAGTACTTAAAAGATATGAATAGATATTTACAACAAAAAGATAAAGAAGTGGAAAATAATGGAAACAATAGAACTAATGAAGATACAAGAACAATTTGATAAGATAATTAATCAAATGCAGTTGATTGTTAATGAGATAGATAGACAAAGGATAGCTATCAGGCCAAACAAATCCACTCATGTCAATGAACTTTATATGGCATTAGCGAAGGCACAATCTGAAATGCCGGCAGCTACATCAAGTAGTGAGAATCCATACTTTAAAAGTAGTTATGCTGATTTAACTGAGATTGTTGCATCTTCTAGGCCAGCACTAACAAAACACGGCCTAGCGGTGATTCAACAAATACAGTGCAATAATGAAGGCCAGAATGTATTATATACGATCCTGACGCATTCTAGTGGCCAATATATTGAATCTGCTATGAAGATAATCCCAGCTAAGACGGATATACAGTCTTTAGGGTCGCATATTACCTATTTAAGGCGTTATTGCTATGCTAGCTTAATCGGTGTAGTAGTAGCCAATGAAGATGATGATGGAGAGATTGCAGTAGCTAATACAAGGCAATTGGCTGCAAAGGGCACAGCACTAAACACTAAATACAATCCAACTGAAAATAAGATGGAAACTGTGACTAAAGAACAACTTGAAGAGTTGGAATATGAATTGTCAGAGTATCCCGATATTGCCAATCAAGTATTAGATGGATTAAAGATAATGAATCTGGCTGATATGCCTAAATCTAAATATCATGTATCGTTGACCAGGATAAGAGAGATTAAGTTAACCAGAAATGGAAAATAAATACTAAAAAGGAGAGTATGAAGATAGTAGTGAGATTTACAAAGCCAACCGCTTTTGATGAATTACCTTATGGTACAATAATAAATATACCTGAGATACCAGGAGAGCGCGCGCAATATTATATACAAACCAGCAAAGAAGAGTATAAACCAAGATGGATATCATCAGGTGATCTATTTAACTCTGTTTTTATGGAATTAATTGATAAAGATGGATTTATGGATAACTGCCTAGAATTATACAATGGTAATAATAATAAAAAAGAAAATCTTAGTATTATTGCTGGTATGTTATTCGGATTAGAATAGAATGTTAATTTGATAATTTAGATAACATAATCAACGCGCAAACATTTGAAATTCCCCACATAACTATAACAGATGCTAGGGCAGCAGACTTACATCTTGACCATCTATTTTCAGCTTCATAAAGTCTATATTCAGGCAATGTAGCTATATTAGTGATCTGAGAAACTGAGGGGTGCAGAAACCTAATCTGTCCTGGACTATATTGATGTGACTTGGCTCTTGTATTATCACCACGTGTTAGTGGATAGTGTCTTAGTTTTCTATGTTTATCATCAGCAACTACATTAGGTATTGGAGCGACAGATCTTTCTTTTTTATCCTCTTTTACATCTTCTGGCTTAATTCCAATAGATATATGGGCTGGAAAGATGGAATTAATAAAACTAAATATTACTAAAAATATTAATTTTTTCATAAAAATATGTTACCTATTAAATGTTGAGATATGTATATATTTAGTTTTGCAGATTTATTAAATTTATTCAATGTGGTAGAAATATGAAAAAAATAATTTATGGTCTATGGATGAGAATAAAAGATAAGTGCTATGCTGAAAAATCTAAAGAATATCCCAAATATGGTGGCAAAGGAATAAAAATGGATCCCAAATGGGATGATCTTGATAAATTTACAGCCGACATAGGAGAAAGGCCCTCAAAGGATCACCATTTTAGTAGAATAGATTATTCTAAAGATTTCAATAAAGATAATTGTAAATGGATGACTAGAAAAGAAATAGCTGTGATTTTAATTAAAAATGGCAGTAAGCCTACAGGAAAAAAGAAAATCACTAAGCCACTAGATCTAATAAAAGATAATTCTCATTTAAAAAATGCATCCGAAGTATATTTAAAATTTATCGCATCGCGCAATAAATAGGGGCCACGTGGCCCCTAAAAGTGTCAACAAGTATAAGTAATACCATGTTTTGTTTGTGCTTTATAAATCACTATAAAATGTTCTATGATTAGTTATTTTCTTTTCCATAGAAATCAAATCTTCTATCAAAATTATTCTTTCATTATCAGAAAAACTCGGATCAAGTAGAATCATTAATAATATATGTTTAAATATTAAACTTACCACAACATCCCTTTTTCTCTATATTATTTATACGTTTATTTAACTTTTGTATCTCATTTAATAACATAGGGATGAGATCAAGATATTTAACCGTTTCTGGTTCTTTATTATCATTATATACCACTAGTCCCGGCATTGCATCAACAACTTCTTCAGCGATTAGACCATATGACATCTTGGATTGTTCTTTGTATGTAAATACCACAGGCCGCAGATTATATATATCACTACTGTGGTGGAACATGTCTTGTATATTGTCTTTGTATCTCAAAGAAGATGATACTGTGCCAAGTTGTCCAGCTGAGTCTATAAGAACAGCAATCGCATTATTAACCCCTGTAGTTATACCGCGTATGCCGGCGATAAAGCATCTATTTTGTTGCGCATTTCCCGTCCCAGTAACAAAGCCACCAATTCGTATGGTATTACTTTCGCCGAGTACTCCACCATTTTCTCCAAGTATTACATTACTAGATTCTGCGCCAGTATAACTCCCGCCAGCATTTGTTCCAATTGCCGTATTGTAACTCCCTGACACCAAAAAATCCAACGCATTTACGCCTATAGCCGTGTTATGAGTACCTGAAGTTGCGGTATTCATAGCTCCAACTCCAAAGGCCACGCAATCCGTACCGTTAATCATATTTTGTAATGATGCATATCCAACCGCAGTGAGCGCCTCTCCAGTGGTTACACTAGCCAATGATAAATATCCCATTGCGGTATTTTCATTTCCAGTAGTTAACACCCTAAAACTACCAGAACCAACGCATGTATTCCAAACTCCAGTTCCCAAGGTAACCGTAGATCCCGGACTGTTTTGTCCTATAAATATATTATGATCTCCAGTATTAACGCTAGTTGAAATTCTAATTATATTTGATTCGCCTATAACACCAAATACATTCTTTCCTATTGTAATATTACTAGACTCGGCCCCAGTATAATTTGTGCCCGCTGTTTCACCTAAAATAATATTATTTGATCCAGTTAATAAATTTGATAAAGCATTAACCCCGATACTAATATTAGAACTACCCGTAGTTAGGAACGCAGAACTTCCTACCCCTATGGCGTGATTTCCAGATCCTGTAGTGATAGAATGACCAGAAAGTAATCCAAAGCCACAGTTATTTCCACCTGTGTTTACAGCGGCCAAAGACCCAGACCCGACTGCGGTATTTCCAGTTCCTGAGGTAACAGCTTGATTAGAGGCCTGTCCAACACCCACATTATTAATACCGGTAGTCATAGCCAATGAAGAATTTGCTCCAATTGCAACGTTATTTTGACCCGTAGTTAGTGTAGCTAAAACACCGCCATCTCCAATGCCAATATTATTAACTGCGGACGCGGTAGTTAGGGTTAAATTCCCACACGAAGTTCCAAGAAATAGATTATTAAGTCCATATGTATGAAACACCCTATTTAAAAATCCAGTTCCGCCCTGTGTTATCACCCCGGCATCTCCAGATATATCAGTAACAGGAAGATTAAAGTTTCCGACATTATTATTTGCAGTTATTGTAATATCTCCAGTGAATGCCTGAACTGCAAAATTTCCCGCAGTTAAACTGACCAAATCACCCCAAGTGCTAGCATTGGTTGTCCAATAAACAATATCATTTACAGCGCCAGTATTTGGAGTTCCGGCAGACGCGTTTAAATTATGATTTGCCTGAACATTAATAACCCCCAATATAGGAGTTGCAGTTCCACCCAATCCAGTAGGAGTTGTTACGTTAGATGCCACAAATTGTGATGCCGCCCTACCACCAATTACTGAAAATGTAATAGTATTTGTCCCGGGATTACCAACTCCAGTTATTGTTGTTCCATCACCAATTGTATTAATATTACCTAAAGCATCGCCGAACACAGTACCACCAGTGTTACTTGTCAATGATAGTAATGATCCAGTTCCACCAGCAAATCTGACCCATGTGGCAATATTATTTCTTAAGCTAACTAAGATATATACAAAAAGATCCTGTGGAATAGCTCTATTATTAACTTCCCACAAATCTCCTAAATAAAAATTCTGCCAATCTGTAGTAGTTGGGGGTCTGTTATAAGTCCCGAAATTTGGAGGAGAAGATGCCTGAACGCCTTGGTAATTTGTGGCTTGTCTGCCCGTTAATCTAACCATTTATTTAGCCTCTAGTTTTTCAATTCTAGAAAGAAGATCTTGTATTGTAGCATCTTGTGATTGTATTATATCCAGCAAGAATATTGGCAATTCATGATATTTAACTGATTCAAGTTGATTATCTTTTCCATAAACCACAAGATTAGGCATTATTTTTTCAACTTGTTCAGCAATTAATCCATATTGCGTTGTTTTAGTTGCATCTGATTTATAGTTGAATTTCTTTACTGATAATCTAAGAATCTTATTATCTTGTTCATTCCAGTCTTGGATATTTTCTTTATATCTTTCTGATGAAACTACTGTGCCCAATAATCCAGTAGCATCACACAATACCGCTGATCCCGTAACTGTGGATCCAAATATACCAGTAATATGGGTAGAGGTTGCTGAACTATTTCCTATAAGAATTGAATTAGCGACACCCCCATCAGTCACCGAGTTGCCAATTGCTATACTATTAGCTCCGGTAGCACTCGATAATCTTCCCATGGCAATCGCACCCGCGGCGAGAGCGTGGCACACTGATCCTATAGCGATAGCATAATCCGATGAAGAATTGGCTGAATTACCTATAGAAATATTATCTTGATTAAGGCATGAAGATACCGCTCCTATCGCGATCGAAGAGGCACCTAAGGTAGTTGCCGAAACTCCAATGGCGATACTATTTATTCCTCCGGAAGTTCCAGCAGAGTTGCCAATGGCTATACCACCTGAATTAGATGCACTTGAGCTAGTTCCTAAGCATATTGCATTATCTATAGTACAATTAGCTGCATGTCCGATAGCTATTGAATTTCGATCACTAGCCCCAGATGATTGGCCTATTGCAATTGAACTAGATCCTGAAGATGTGGATGAAGCTCCCAAGCCAATACTATTAGAACCTGAAGCTGTTGCTCCGGTCCCTAATCCGAACGATGATCCAAAATCTAATGTTACTGTATTTCCAGATGCAGCAAATATTGGCGTGATATTAGCTGTGACTAAATTTATTACTCCGGCAACGGGAGTAGCAATGCCCGTATTTCCATGAATAGTTAATACAGCGCTTCCGCCACCACCCCCGGAACCACTTACTGATATTTGTGACATTATTGTACCCCATAAAACGATGTTATATAGAATAATCCCGTTGTTGGAACTCCAACTTGTTTAACATAAAACTGTGTGCCCTGAGCAAAGAATCCATCATCAGATCTAACGTCTATATAAGATGTTGCTCCCGCAGGTAATGTTTGGTGGGCAGTAACTCCATCCCAACTAAGATTAACTGTCTGATCTGTGCCATTATATACATATAAAATTCTACATGGAGCTATTAATGCAGTTCCTACTGCTGAATATCCGGACAAAATATTTGCAGCTACAATGCTTCTTTCAGGCTCCGGAATTGTCCTAACTGTTAATTGATAATTTGACATTACTACTCTCCTTTTAATTAATCTATTGCTACAGGATCTTGCTCTTTTGAAGCCTTAGCTTTATCAGCTGATGCTTGAGCTTGTTTCATTATTTCTTGAAGCATTTCATGACATGCATCATAACACTCTCCCAAAGGGGAATTCATGGGTATAGATAAAACGTATGTTCTATCATTTTTAGTTACTTCAAAATGAATATTTAGTGATTGATTCATGGTTTCTCCTGGTAAATATGTTGATTACAGAGCTAAGTCTATAAAACTTAGCTCTATTTTCATAGTTAATTTACGCTGCCGTCACGACATTAGTCCACACTCCACCGGTTGTGGTTGCTACGTATAATCTTGTACTTGTGCTTGAACCATCAGTTCGCAAATACAAAGATCCAACAGGTGCAGAAGCAGTCGGAACGCCAGAACCAGCTAATATTAAAGGACTAGTTCCCCCAGAACCGGCTGCAAAATATGCAACACCCCCGGCCGTAACAGCGCCAGAAGACGTAATTAGACCAGTTGATGATATAGTTGATGTACCCGTAATTGCGCCAACTCCAAGAGTTGATAATGTAGTTGCTCCGGCAACACCAAGAGTTCCACCAATGGTAGCATTACCAGAAACTGCTAAACTAGCAAATGTTCCCGCACCAGTACCGGCTAAAGTTAGCCATGTTGCTTGACCAACAGCTATTTTTACTAAAATAAATGCTGTTGAAGTTACCTGATTAAGCCATATTTGTCCCAATGGATATAAATCTCCAACAACTGGATCTCTTTGAGCTTTTTTAGCTTGTGGCATAAAGGTGAGTAAGGCCTGGGTAAACCCATATGATACTTCATTTCTAGCATTCGTTGACATAACTCTCCTAATTTAAAACTTAAAAACATATCATTCTTAGTACAGCACTACAAACAATCACTTGCAATACATTTAAAATCATGTAATATATTTATATATATTAATAATCATATATGCATATAGGGAATAATGAAAAATTTATTTATATTATTATCGGGAATTATATTTGGAATATCCATCTGTATTCTATATATTTCATATCAATACAAAAAATATACAAATGAAATTACTTCTGGAGATTATGAAGAAAAAGACCCCGTAGATATAGAAAAAGAAAAGAGAAAGCTAGATATATTAGATGAAACTAAAAAAATTAAAAAGAGAGTAATGGAATTACATAAAGAAATGGCTGATCTACATGAAAAATAAACCAGAACATCATAAACTTATAGTTGAGATGTTGAAACAAGATTTTATAGTTATAAAAAAGTTGGCTATTGATCAAAATATAACACTTAAAGTATTGGTAATTAGGGCATTAGCTGAATATGCTGCTAAAAATGGAAAAATATAAATGCTAACAATAATAATGTATGTGTTAATATTTTTAGTGGTTATACCAGTAATGGTATTATCAACATTTGCGATATGTTTAGTAATCCCCTATATATGCTATAAGGGATTAAAACACGTTTATTTAGAACTTAAAGGGAAATAAAAGGAATCATTTATGAATTGGGTCATCGCAGTCATATTGGTATATTATTTGAAAGAATATATTTTAGGAGCAGAAGATTCTAGTCTTCTATAATATCATATTCATCTGGATTGTTTTTATCTAAATTATCAAAAGACTCATCTAGTTTTTTTAAGTGCCTCGCCGCCACATTAATATTTCCGGCTAATGAAGCTTTTAATAATTTAGAATAATGTCTTTTAGCGATTGGACTTTTACTTATCAATTGCATAGCTCTAGATACTTCTCTTGCCGTTAAAATACCTGCGCCTACAGCTGCAATTTTGGGATATGAAACACTATGGGCAGCCTTTCCAACACTTCCATATATTAATGCATTTGTGAGCGGGTTATGTGCTATATTTTTTAATAAGCTATTATTATTAATAAATTTTGAAACGCGATTCTGGCTTTGCATTGCCCCATGGATTTCTTCGCCTATTTTATAATTATTGAAAAACTCCGGATTCTTTGCTCCATATCTTGCTATTCCTGAATTAGCTTCACCAATGTATGTTTTTAATTTATTTCTTGTTTCATCATCTATTTTGGGATCTCTAAGCCATTTATTCCAATCTTTTTTGATGCCATGGAATTTTTTTATCTCCGGATTATCTCCCAATTTTATCATCGCATCTAATCTATTTTCAAGGAATTCTTTATCTGGTCTGTCCGAAAGACTGATTGACTTTTTTGCTTCCTTAAATTTTTTCATCTCGGGTTTTACATCAAATTTAGCTTGAGGTGGTACTGAAGCCCAGCCTTTATCATAAGATTGTTTTTCTATATTAGATAATTCTTTTCTGCCCCCAGAAGTTCCAGCAAGAAGCATTGTTCCAAATTTAGCACCTTCACCAGCCAAAGTTGATCCTGTAAACTTTTCAGCTCCCCATTTTGCTATATTACCTAATGCTGATTTACCTAAAGCACGACCTATCATTGATTTTGTTGGAATTTTATTACTAAACAACAAGGCAGCAGCATCTTTAATTACTTCATCCCAATCTTTTTCACCTTGAGTTTGAGCCTGCAGGCCTTCTCCCTTAATTTTAAATTCAGGAATTTGAGCTATGGGATTCTGAAATATTCCAGATTGATCTGTATTTATTCCAAGTTTACTTATTAATTCTTCTGCTTGTGGTATTTTAGGTCCTTGTGTAAATTTTGAACCAAATAATTTTGATCCAGCCTGCGAAATAGACTGAGCTGTACCCAATAGATTTCCCGGTGTATTAGCAATACTCTCTAAAACTCTTGCCCCAGTTCTTTTGGTATGCCTAATTCCTTGTTGTGATAATGATTCTTTAATTGGCTCAGATTGTTCATCTAGTATTTCATATTCCATTATACAACGCTCCATTCTTTGCCATTAGATATCATTACTTCCCCAGTTTTGGGGTTCCTAATTCTTTTGGTTGTAGGTGTGCCTGTTTTAGTATCCCAAAACCTAGGATCATTTGCTTGTGGCAACCCTTTTGATTTTCCAATTATATTCTGTCCGCCAAGCAGGTCCATTTTCTTATATAATTGTTCTGTTTTTGGCGCCGCCTCTTCTTCTATTCTATCTAATAAATCAATTGGTGGCTTCCCCCTAAATTTATTAGTTAAATCTCTACGGATATCATCTTTTATAACTTTTCCCTTAAAGAATGTCTTAAGATTATTAATAATCCTTTTGCGGCCATCCTTGCTGTTTGATAGAGTAGGAATAGCCTTTAAGAACGCGGATGCTTCATAATTGGTTACGCGGCCACCAAATATATCTTTTGCGTCTCTTAGGAAATCCTGTGAAAGCTTTTGGAACTCTTCGCTTTGTGGATTTAATAGCGCAGGTATATCTAGACCCAATGATCGCAGCGCCTCTTGATATGTGGCAGTTACCAATTTATCCTCATTATTGAGTTTTTCCATGCGCTCTAATCTATGAATACCCTCTTTTGCGCCCTTAGCTTCCTTTTGGATTTCTTTGCGACCTTCTTTTGTCTCACCCAAAGCTAATTTTGTTTCTTGAAAATCTCTATCTTGTTGATATCGTCTTTCCCTAGCAGCTTCGGACTTTTGTTTTAATCCCAATTCAGCTAATTTAGTGGCTTGTTGAGGATTTAGTGATTCTATTGGAGTGTTAGTTTGGTTATTTCCCAAAACACCTTGTAATGCCTGAGCATATGCCTGATTTCCAGGCTCCATTAATTTTCTCTTAACAACTTCTTGTTGTAATTTAAGGGGCAGGGATGCTATTCCGCTAGCTTCTTGCTCATTAAATCCAAGTTGTTGTAACCCTTGCGCGGTTTGATCTGGCGCAGATATATTATTACCCAAACTACTTAAGCTTTCAAAGACCGATTTTTTCAACCTAGGGTCTTGTAGTCCAGATAATCCATGAGCAATGTGTTGTGGTAATCCCAAAGACTCAAATGCTCGAGATTCTTGTTGTCTGGCCCTATGTGCATTTTCTAATTGGTGTCTTTCATCAAGATGCGCTAGTTTTCTATTTGTCAGCATATCAAGAGTTTTTGATATACCGCTTCCTATGGAACTCCCAATCCTTGATCCTGGAGTTGATTCATTTATTACATTCATTAAAGCGCTCCCAATGGTTTTAATTTACCCAAACCTTGATTAATATCTAATTTTCCTGCAAATGGTGAATTATAACTTTGACTAGCACCCAGATTCATTAATTGTTGTTGCATTGGATTGAATTGTGCATTGTAATTTTGTGGTTGTTGCTTTTGTCCATTGTTTGCAAATTTACTACCTATTTTTAATCCACCACCAACTAATCCAGCTCCGGCAGTTAAAAATGGTCCTATTCCAGGAATTGCTGATAAGAATGGTGCTGCAGCCAACAGCGCATTACCACCAGAATTTAAACCATTTTGCCAATTCCAACCTTGATCTTGTTCATTGTCCAAACCTTGAGCTCCAAGATATGATGGTAGACCCTCTGATATTCCCCTAGCCGCGCCTTCTAATGCGCCCGGCTGTCCGGGAAAATATGCTTGTTCTGGAGAAAGCAATTGTAGTAATTGCATTAGTTGATTATTATTCTGCATTCCATATTGAGACTTAAGCGCTTGCAATCCAGTTTCAAATTGTGCACCAGCTCCATATTGCTGTGCTTGATAAGCGGGAGAGCTAATAGCGCCATTTCCAAGAGTTGTAAATCTTTCAGCTATAGTTGGTATTGTCTTTTGTTGAAAGTCTTGCCTGGCTTGATTCTCAATCGGCTCAAAGCCCTTAGTATTATTTCCAAGCTGTGATAATATATTTCTCAATAAATCATCGTTTTGTTGTTGGAATTGTGGACCGAATCTTGAAAAGGCCTTAGATTGTCCTTCAGTCCCAAATAAATTTTCATAACCTGTAGCCATTTTTCTCCTAATTTTTCAAGTATTCTAAAGTCACAATACAACTTGTAAATGCTATACCGCTATTATTTGTAATTACTATATTTGTTGCATTCACCTTTAATTCTATATTAGTTGCACCCGCAGCGCTAGACCATGGAAGTGGATAATAATTAAATCCAATATTATCAGTTAAAGCACCATAAATATCGGTAAATACCCAAGTTGTTCCAATGGTTAATCCATGAGCAACTGTAGTTACACCTACAGGAACTGCGCCAATATTATATGTTCTTCTAAATTGAGGACGTAGCAGTAGTTGATTATTAGCAGTAGGATCAAAATATTGTGCACCTGTATTGAATTCTTCAAGTAGATATAGCGCTGATTCTTTTAGGTTTAATGCTAGTGCAATATTATTAACATTCTGGTATAAACGAACCAATAACTCCTTAAACTCTTCACTATTTACATCAACTTCATATAATCTTCCGACATCAAATATAGAGGTTGATTCTACAAATAATCCGGTGTTGGATTGGACATTCGGGATGTATGACATAATTTATACCTTACTGAAGTCTATATGATGTACTGGTTGCGGAAATCACTATTGCGTGAAGTTGGAAATCAGCGATGCGAACTAATTCATCCACCATCTGAGCATCATTTTGGGTCAATTGAAATTGTATATATTCCCCTTCTGCTTGGAAATAAACAGGATGCCAAAGTCTTTCTTGTTGTGCTTCATATGGCACTGTAGGATATGCTGATGTCTCAAGAACACTAGTCCCAAGCAATGCTCCGCCGCTATCAGGTATTAATGGAACAACTGAAGAAGATGTATACATATCTACTATAACTTGGCCACCCGCAGTCTTATCAACCAAGAAATCAACTTTCTGTATTGCCGCATTTCTGCCTTGTTGTGCATAGAAGTTATAAGCCTTAGTATATATATTGAGCTGACTAACTCTAGATATAGTTCCATTACCTCTATAAGTTCCAGCTAATATAGTTCCTATTGCATCTGTATATATAAATGAGAATGTATTTGCTGTTACAGGATTGGTGAATGTATCTATAACCTTAAACGTTCTGTCATTTAATAAAGTTAAGTTTCCAGTTGATACAATGTCTATAAAGTGAACAAATTGCCCACCCCTTAAGTTATGATTTATTGCAGTTATAGTAACTATATTAGTAACCACTGTAATATTTGTGACTTGTAGAACTGGGGCATTAGTCCATTCATCTGCATCCACTATAAATGTATAACCTTCTTGATTACCACCAACAACTTGTCTAAATTGTGCTATTCCAGGGCCACTACCCCACACTAATGAACTTGACCATGTAATAGTAGTTGAACTCCATAAAACTCCTGTTTGTGGTTGGAAATAACCAAAACATGTTATAGAGTCTTCATTTATTCCCCAGGTGCCTGTCTTGTAGTTGTAAACTAGAACTCTACTTGGAAAAGGAAACGTAGCGCTATCTCCTGCATCAGGATAGGTCCAGTATAACATCTCAACATAGTAATCTCTTATGCCATAAACTCTTATTATACCATTGTCATCATTGTGTATTGAGAAAACTAAGTCTGGAATAGAAGTATCTATTCTTTCAACATTTGATCCATTACAAGCCATAATTCCGACATTTCCGACCCCTATAGCAACTTTATCGAAAGGAACAATGGAGAATGTGGATTCTGCACCCAACTCTGTATTTATTTGTTGCCAATTAAATGGATATGCTTGGTTTCCAGTGTAAACAAGTTCCCAAGTACTACGCTCAAAAAATACAATAAGACGATCTTTTACAAATTCTACTGTAACTATAGCTTCAGTGGTTGGGGCATCTATAGCATTTCCTTTTCCAGGAATATCTTGCCGCCAACCATTAACTAGATCAGTAGGGTCGCCTATTTGTGAATATCTAACTCTATTTTGGTAATTAGTTCCAGGATTTGCTGCACCTTCCCATGTATTAAAGGCCAATAATCTATTCTTAAAGGGCACTAATATCTGAGCTTGAAATAGATATTCTGGAACTGCATTTATTTGGGGCCTAAATTCAGTCCAATTTAATGCTGCGGTTAAATATCTCATATTAAATGGATGATTAACTGCTACGAATTCACCGTTATTGAAGTTTGTGACAAAAAATATTTTATCTGAGGCGTTAGCTCCAGTCCAAGTTGTTCCCCAAAAGAACTGTGAATCACTACCAAGCCAATAAGCCGCATTGGGAGTTGTCTCGCCATTTAATCTTTCCCAGCCACCATTAAGATATTGATATGAAAATCTTGTATCAAACGCATAAGTGGGCTCATTGTTTCTATTTGCAACTTCAGCAGACAATAGTCCCATCACTGGCAATGCAGGATAGTAATATAGATCATCAGTAGTTGATGCGCCATTTATTATTACTTGACCAGTAGTTGTATCAAAAGTAGCTAGAGTTGCAGTTCCAGAGATCAACATTGCTCCAGGATTACCTAAAGCAACAACTGTGAATACTTGAGCTCCCACTGAAAACATTTGTCCTATTGCTGGCGTTGCTATTGGAAGGTTAGTAACCGTGTTTCTAGGGACAAATGCATTGAAATTACCAGTACCTGTTGATGCAGCTATATCTATTCTTAGCCTGGATCCTAATTGAGTATTTGATAACCATCTTGATCCAAATCTCTTTCTAACTCGACCACGAAAAATATAAGCGTTAGTTAATTCACTGAACGCATCTTCTGGAATGACAAAGGGCTTAACATCCTGTCTTAATCCAGAATTTTTATCATAGGGCCCGATATAGAAACGATCCATTGGCATAGCATTAAACCCCTACAGCAAACCAATAAAATGGCCCATTAAATGTTCCAACTATGGCTCCTATTGATCTGTTAAATATTCTAAAACTATTGGCAGTTACCAAATCTACTTGAGGTGCCGCAGATCCATCAGCGGTACCTACATTTGAGGTTACTGTAACACTATAGCATGTTCCACCAGTAGCGGGTTGATTAAAAATAGAAACACCACCCAATAAAGGAAAGGTTATAACTGCCGCAGTATTTCCATTGATAGGAGCGGTACGCCCCCAAGCTATTTTTATTCCACTAGGAAGAATAGTCCATCCATTTTGTGCATATAAAGCCTCAGTAAACGCATTCGATCTAGCAGTTAGTGGAACACCTGCTGCAGCTCCAAGTTGCTTCAATGCAACAAGCTCAGGTTGAGCACCATCAACACCATTATTTAAACTCTGGCAACTTATTATATTTGTTCCGGCGACAGCCAATGGCGCTGCTAATACTGGAAAGGTTGCCTTGGTATGAAATCCCGTATTTGCACCACTATTAAATTGTCCGTGATCTATTCCAAATTGAAGATTTATATCTATGAAATTTTGCCTAATTGGATTCTGAGACACCGCAAGTGTCTGCGTGGCTAAAGGTACATCACTTAATGCCATACTATTATCTCCTTAAAAGTTACCACCACCCCAACTCCAACCATTACCACTAGCACCCAATCCGGTACTTTCGGTATATATTGTAGCGACGCGTTCTTTTGTATATGTAACTATTGTTTTTCTTAAAACTAGTGTTTCTTGTACTTTAAATTCCGGCATAATTAATTGCACGCTATCTAAATCCATTCTGTCTTCAAATATTTTTTTTGCGCAGCCATATGCAATGTACTGCCAGAATTGCTCTAGATCTGGACTTTCCCCAGCCATTATCTCTGTAGGTCTAATATAAACTTCCAAATTAACCCTATATGACTGATCTGGAACGGGCCTTAAAATAAACTTATTATCGTAATAACATATTGCCTGAGGCAATGCTGCCACATATGGCACCGTTTCACTATTTATAGCCTGACCCGCAGCCGGAGCAGTAGGGAATGTAACTGTAAATTCTCCCGTAACATAATTTATAAAATTATTTAGATCAGGAGCGAAATTATCTGGCGCATCATAAGCTATTAAATTTCCTATAAGACTAGAAAGTGGCAAATCACGCATAGCTAAAGCATTATTATTGGCATCAATAGAGCTAAATAGTACTTGATTTTGTAATATTGGAGTATTAGTGATATTTGGAAAGGGCGCATTAGCGTTGTTTACCGTTCCACTAAATTGAGTCGTGACCCCATCACCAGCAGTTCCTATGGAAGCAATATTATTAACCATTGGGTATATACCAAAAAACTGTTGTCTGGATTGAGAAAACAATGCTGGATACCCTGCAATATATGCTGGTTCATGGACTGTGATATATTTGTTTTTAAAGTTATAAAATGGATCATCAACATTAGTTGTTGTAGTTTCATATACATCTATATTTGGTTGTGTGAAAAATGTAAATGTGTCCCTATAATCAAATAATCTTAAGTGTTCTGGGAAATCATAAAATACAAATGTATTTATATAGTTATTTAATTCAGCAGTGCTCAGTTGGGCCTCTGTAGGACTTCTTGTGAGCCTACGGACCTTGTTTTGTATTGCTGTTAATGTTGAATCTGGTGGCATACTAACTCCTATTTATTATATCATATTAGCGCTATAAACCTACAGGGGCAACACATTTCTTGTCGCCTGATTTAATTGCGAATTTACTTCACCAACTGGCACTACTTGGGGTAATTGAGCCATCTCTCTATAGGTAGTAGGAGTAGTTAATGAATCGTAGTAAGTAGTATTGATATCTATATCAAAAGTAGTTGTGCCCGTAACAACAATTGTACCAACTTGCTGATTAATTTGTTGCATTCCATATCCTGGTGGTATATCTATTCTAACTATCAATCCCGACTTATAATTGTGAGCAAAACTAGTAGTAACGGATGCCGGGAAAGAACGAGTTATAGCTGTAACTATTCTCATCGCAGGCTGAAATACTGGTGATACAATTGCTGATATTGGGCACATATTATACTCTAGGTAAATATTCTACTGTTAATAAACCAACATCCGGAGTTAGATCTTCGATATCAACGAATTCTAAGCTCTGAAAGCTGCAACGCCTTACTTTTTGACCTATTTTCATAGCAGGACGGCCATTCTCATCAACTGCATGAGTATGCACTGGAATGAAGCAATTCTTATTTAAGTGAACCGCAACACCAAGAGGCAATGTATAGATTTCTCCGTCCATAAGATCGAATCTTTCTACCGGATCTTCTTTCCACTTCTTGAAGACAAATGACATCATACCACCTGGAACCTCATGGAATATAAATTTACCACGCACCATTTCTCTATCTTTGTCTCTCAGATATTTATAGTTTGGCTTTGGCTTAGCTGTTGATACTGGTATTTGTGTTTCTTTTTGAGCTTTTTGTGCTTGCATAGTTTTCCTTTATAAAGAGGGTGGGAGTAAACCCCCCACCCAATGGTTTATTATAGACCGCCGTAAGTAGATTTACCCGCTACCCAATATATGGTATCTGCTACAGAACTAGTTGTAGTTCCGGCAGGTCCAATTATTGGTGTTCCAGATAATAATCCATTACCACCTGACCCTAAAATCATTCCTAAGTAACCAGCGTTAACAGTTGAATCAGATAAAATACCTGTGTTGGTACTAAATATCTGTAATCCACCATTTAAAGGAACTTGAGGATTTAGATTTACTAAAGCATTGGCAGTATCTTCACCCACTGGATTAAAGTGAGGGAAAGAAGATGGCTGTTGTGCAATAGTAGGCCATGCAAATGCTGTGTAAGCACTTGTATCTATATTAATTACAAAGTTATAAGCATCAGTAACACTTAATACTGTCGCAGTTTGACCATTCAATTGAGTCATGCCGGTTACCGGAACTAAGTTAGGTATTTCAAACCTAATTAGTTGGCCAGCGCATAGATTATGTTCAACTGAAGTAGAAACTGTTGGAGTAGTTGCTTGTGTAACTTTAACTACATAACGACGACGAGGATAGAATAGAGGATTGGTATTAACAATTCTATAGAATCCAGCGCCACCTATTGCTCCAGGAGCAGTAGCTAATACGTTAGTAGCTGTTAATAAAGTAAAGCTAGTGTTAGCAGTAACTGCACCAACTACCATGTCAATACCATTAACATCTGTTTGGGCAGTATTACTCATACGAACAACTGTACCAACAGATATACCTGTAGTATCTCCAGTGCTAACAACAGGCTGTGTAGCATTAGTAGAAGCAGTTGTTGCAACAGCAGCTCCTAATATTGGTTGCGCACCTAGTGTTTGCCCGGATGGATCATAAAGCGTAAATCCACCGGATTGTAATGTATCAAATCCAACTGAAGGAGTGTTTGTGGCATTGCGATATTTTACAATACCGGTACCCACAGCCATTCCACGTTGCCAATAGAATTCAGCACCAATTGCGGCATTACCTGTGCCTTGGAATGTAGCGGTACTTGTACCTGCTTTTCCAAATTGAGTATAGTTGTACACCTTCAACCAATCAGCACCAGAAGGTATCTGAATGATTGTAGGAGCTGCAGCAGTTATAGTTCCAGTAGCATTCACTAGATTAGCTAGAAAACTACCTTGTCCGATTATAGTTCCGTCCATTGTATCTCCTAAGCTAATGTAGCGCGTAAATTGATTACCCAAAGGTCATTAGTGATCCTTGGAACTTCCGCAAATTTATAACCAACTGAAGCATTTAATGCTAAAGGTCCGTCATATATTGGTGGTCTATATATAAAAGACGCACTGTATCCGTCTTGTTCTATACAAGCATAAGCTTCCATACCAACGCAGAATATATTGTATACTGTTGCGCCTAATGAAGAAGCATTTAAACTTGTTGAACCAATACTGGAAATCAAGAATCTCAAGTTGCCAATAGCACCCCATTCTGAACGCAAGGCATTCATAGGAGCTGGATATTGGTTCTTTTGAATGAATCCAGCAACGTTATCCAAGTTTCCGGTTAAGTTTGTTGAACATAATGCAAAATATGCATCACGAACAGGCGCTGTACCGAATTTATCTTCACCTTCAATGTTATCCATGATTGTATATGCATTATTATTCAATAAAGCACGAACAACTGTATCAACATCGGTTCTGGTTATTTCTGTAGGAACGTCCAATCTATTACTTTTTGACTTAAATTTATATATTTGTTATCATATAATTATGAAACAAATTACTACAAATACCGATCTTGCATATTTCGCTGGTTACATTGATGGAGATGGATGTTTTTATATTGGTAAATATATCGATAAGAAAACCAAGCGCATTAAATATCAATCCAGACTTATTATATCTTCTACAAATAGAGATATTTTTAAGCATTTTAAAACTTTGTATGGTGGAATTATTAGAATGTCCGATAATAGGATTAAATATCCAGGACAAAAACCACAATATCAATTTATAATTTCTGGAAATTCTGCTAGTAAAATTACTGATAAAATAACAAATATTTTGCATGAAAAACGATTCCAGGCCGACTTTTTTGTAAAGTTTAGCAATACAAAAAGCAAATCCCAAAAAGATTATTTTATTGATCTTTTTCATGATATTAAAGAACATTTTTATGTTTCTAAAGATAGAATATATCTTATTAAGAACGGTTCTTATCGCATAACTCCCAAAGAAGAAGACTATGCCTATCTTGCTGGATTTATAGATGCTGAATGCTCTTTGGGTATACAACATTATAAACCGAAAAATAAACCCAATCAGGTTTATAAAATTTACCTGAAATGCAATAACACTCAATCTCCAATTTTTCATTGGCTTTACGAAAGATTCGGTGGTCAGTTGCAATTTATAAATCGAAACAATAAAAATATTAATCATAAAGACCAGATAATGTGGACCCTCAGCGGAAAAGCTCTTTCTCAAATACTTCCATACATTTTTAAATATATCCAATATAAAAAACCAGTTTGCGAACAACTCATGAAATTCGATGCCACTACTCTTAAAAATGGCGGCGCAAGACACACGGAAAAATTCCGGGAATCCTATGCTAAAATTATTAAAGAGCGAGAATTGATTATTCATGAAGTCCATCGTCTCAACAAAAAAGGTATTCCAATTTAAGCGGGTAGTCATTTCTGCTACCTCTCATACTTATCGCATGAGGCTCGACTATCGCATCCTCAATAGAGGTCTTCTTGTTTAGTCTGTCAGGCTGTATTTAAACTTGCCCCTTGTTGCCGGTTAGCTTATTGCCACTTCGGGTTCCAAGTCAATTAAAGAAGATTTTAAAACGGCAACATTTCTACCGTTTACACCACCGGTGCAATTTATAAACGCAGCAGTAGCGGCCAACATGTCTCTTGTTAACTGATCCTCTGTTTGTCTTAAACTTACACCTAATCTAGCCGCACATTCATTAAGAACAGGGTCTTGGTTTTGCAGGGTTACTTGTTCATTCAATTGAACGTATGTCCCATAAAAACTAATTTTAGCATCAATATCAACAGCTGTTAAATTCTGAGCAGGAGGAGTTACACCAGTATTACCTAGAGGCACCATTGCTGTATTTAACGGGTTATATCTCATTTTTTGTTACTATTTGAAATTTATTCAAACGGGAATGCCTATTGCACATTCCTCACTGTGTTTCCACAATGTTCAGAGCACCGCATCACTTTTCAGTGTTTTCTCGCTTGCTACGTTCAGGCTGATCGGGTATTAATTTAGTCCATGAATTATTTTTATATTTTTTCATCCAAATAGTATCGCTATCAGTATTTATCCAAAATGCTGTATCTACTAAATCCAATTTATCATTTGAATTTGGATTTCTTTTGGATATTATCGTATTACTTGGAATATAATCACATTTTTTATTAAACCAATTAATCATAATCTTGCCCCTTGTTGTCTACGACTTTACGTTTAGAGTTCCAAGTCTATCAGAGAAAATTTTAAATGCGCAGATTTTTGTTTACGCATTCTTAAAGTTGTTCCACCATTCCTTGGCATGTTTTTTTTCATAGCCGGAATTTTGTGGATCATATTAGGAACCGGGACTGATAAAAGCTTATAACTAAAGCTTTGTTGTACCATTCTGTTACTTTTGTGACCTATTTCTAGGCGAGGAAGCCTATTGCACTTCCCTCATTGCATTTCTACAATGTTCAGAGCACCGCATCACTTTTCAGTGTTTTCTCGCTTGCTACGTTCAGGCTGAAGAAAATCATTTAAAAATGCTTTATAATCAACTTGATATAATCCCTCACAGAATTCGCAAACAATATGATGATAATCATCTATATTAAATGCCTTTCCGTCTACAAAATATACCTTATCACATCGTTCACATTTATATTGATTCATAATCTTGCCCCTTGTTGTCTACGACTTTACGTTTAGAGTTCCAAGTCTATCAGAGAAAATTTAACGCGCCCATACATTTTAGGCGCCGGAAGAGTCGAGGTTGTTGTAATTGCCATCGATTAGCTCCTTAAAATATATGAATATATACTTCAAGCTGGACGAGTCTTGGCTTTTGCGTCCGTGGATTGGGCGATGATCCATTGCGCCGAGGTGAGTTGAGGACAAAATATCGACAACTTATAGATAGTTGAAGATTGCGATTCTTCTATTGCGCTAATGGAATTATAACTTTTAGAGTTGAAAAGTGCAAATTAAAATTGGAACCCGAGCTAAAGAAGATATACGGATAAACTTCTTCAACTCGGGCAAGTAATGAAGCCTAATTTAATTCCCATGAAGTACAAAACATAGCTAAATAAAATTTACAATACCTTCATGGGATATACTAATTTACTATCTACCCTGCCTTATTGCAAGCATCATCTCTTTGTGGAGCTGTGTTTTTAAGTCCTCAGTAAGACCATTGGCAAATGCATTTGCATTAGTTAGGGGGCTATTTGATTGCTGTGGGGATATCGAAGCTAGCGGCCTTGGCTTAGCAGCATTTCTCTGAACTACAGCCTTTTCATTTTCATAAGTATGTTCTGGCGATATACCAAGCTTTTTTATTAACTTGTAAGTAGAAATAGCTTTACTATAAACATCCGTGGATGTGTGTAGTGTATGTGCTAATTCTGGGAAATCAGAACGTAGTTGCTCAATATTTTCATCATTTACTACCGAAGCAAAGTCAGGATATTGAGATAATACCCTTGTTTCAACTGATTGTGCGGTAGATTGTTGTTGATATTGTCTTAATTGCTCTTCGAGCTTACGTACTTTTTTATCCACTTTAGAAAGGTGTTTGCCTTCAGCATACTGATCCGCCTCGAGTCCAAGATCTGAATCAACTTCCTCAGTTGATTGGCTTTCGGACCTTTTATTATTATTTTGTTCATATTGCCTTAATAAATTATAAGCTTCATCTCTTTCGCGCTGAATTCTTTCTTTAGATTCACGCAGTTGCCTAAAGCTTTCAGATGGACTTGTTTTTTGTTCTTGTACTGGTTGAACTTGCTGTTCTATTTCTTGTGTTTCAACTTCTTCAGGAACTTGCGGTAAATTATCTATATCATCAAACATTATTTATTCTCCCGATTTATTTTTGCTAATTTTTGAACCTGTTTATAATTAACGTACGCAGAATCTTCAAATTCTATATCTAACTTTTCAAGAATCGTCTTTAATTTTATGTAAAACTCTATCTGATTTTTTTCGATAGCCATAATACGAACAGTATTTTCATTTAATTGTTCAACAGTTGAATCTATATATTTACTAAATTTTTGATCTGTCATCATTATTTCTCCAATTCAGGGCTATCATATTTCTCCCCATTTAATTCTTTCATTAAACGGAATAAGCTTCCATCAGCAAATTTTAATACAAAATCAAGTAATTGTCTCTCTGATTCATCAACTAGTAGCTTGTTTTCGAATAAATAGTGACTTGTCTCTCTATCTGGAATTGACCATATATAACTTATCTCTTCTGTTGAAGCTGAGTATTTATATACGTTCTGATCGTAGTTTGGAGTAGGGCAAGTAGCTTGGGCAATAAAATATTCCCTAAAAGTAGGTAATGCATGACTCAATAGAGTTTCGGTCTTTAATTGTGTGCATATAAAGAAGTCGCCAATATAAAGTTTTCTATTAAATTCTGCGCATTCTATAAGATTCTTTATATAATCTGCTTCTTTAAGTTTCCACGCCTCAACTACCGACATCTTTTCTATATTGCGTTGTGATAATTCTAGTAACTGTGATCCAATTGTATTGTTCATTATACTCCGCTAGTTGGCAGGGATTTTGTTTGTATTTTTATAACAATAATATTAGTTTACAGGCTTGGCAAGAAAAAACATCTGGTTTTTGCGTTATATATAATAAACAAAATAGGCGACTTTTTAAAGGCCGCCCATCCAAGCAAAAGGAAGATCAATCAACTACCGATCTATTTTTTCATTTTATTTTTCTTCTTTTTAGGAAGCATGCCATGACTGGCTTTCTTTTCTTCACTCAAAGCTATTGCAATAGCCTGGTCTTTTTTCTTGACAATCGGCCCCTTTTTAGATCCCGAATGAAGCTTTTTTTCTTTGAATTCCTTCATGACTTTTTTAACTTTAGCTTTACCCTTAGTCATTTTTTTCTTAGCCATTATTTACCCTTCTTGCATCCCTTACAATTCTTTTTTCCACAACTACACATTTTATTAACCATTACTCATCCTCAGGTTCATTAAATCTAATTGTATCAAATGGCCTAACTTCTGATTCCATCCAATAATGTGGGCTAAATTTACCAGGAGTCCATTGTTTATTAATAGCTCTTTCCGGCAAATTAGACATCTTGGTATGATCTTCTCTTATCATTCTACTATCAGCTACTTCCGGCCTTCTTCTAGGATCTATTGGTTGCCTAAAAGCATGATCTGAAAAAGAAACGCTCATAGAATCAACATCAGCTTCTCTAGGTCTAACTAGATCTGCTGGTTTCTTAGGCTTATAATTTTCTCTTGCCATTTTTTCTCCTGAAATATGGGTGGCTTTTACCCCACCCATAAC